TGTAGGCCGCAGCAATAGTAAACGCCGCACCGCTGACTATCGTTCCCACGGCAATATCTGAGACTACCACCGAAGCAACAGTTGTCCTAAATCCAACCGCTGTTGTAGCGCCCGCAAGAAAAATACTATTGCGGTTCGCTGATGTGCCATCATCTGTTGCTGCCATAACACCCAAGGGGTTTGATACATCCCTTGCGGTCACAACAAAAGTCCCCTCAGTCTGGTTGTACCAGCTACTGAAGTTAGCCCCTGTCATCAAGGCAATGTCGGCAGTGCGGGTGACTTGGCTGGCTACGGTGGGGATGTAGCTCGTTGGGAACGCCCCTCCTTCAAGTTGGGCGCCCCATAAGTAGAGGCCGGAGGTGCCGTTACCTGTGTAAACAGTGTTGGTGCCTATTGATAGTTGCTGACGAAACACAGCCCCTCCGGTGCCGGTTGGTATGAACACAATCCAGCAACGCCACCATCCATTTCCAGCAGAACTACTGCCGAAAGAAATAGCACCTCCAATTAGAGTACCGCTACCTGTTTCAAGATCGAAAGCAACATTCGCTGGGCCTTGGGCACCAGTTCTCACGCACACCCGCCGGGCCTCCCCTGTCAAGCCAAGCTTGGCATAAAACGACCATGTATATGTGGTTCCCGCAGTAACGGCCACAACTCTGTCACCCGCATAATGCTCACCATTACTTGTGTCTTCTCGAAAGAAATCAGCCAAGCTGCCGTCAGGTGCCGTAATCTGATTAGCAACGACCACACCTCCAGTCCCACTTAATACCTCGCCTGAGTCTAGTGCCAAGTTCGTCCGCTGTTCCTCAATCAGCAAGCCTAATGGCGCTAGGGTAGTGGGGCTGTAATCTAGGCGGGGTACATCGGTACTAGCCGTTTGTATAATCCCGCTGCTAGCTATATAAGTACCACTAGAGGACCGGGTAAATGCGATACGAGGGTCAAGAGTGGTAGCCCCCGCGAAAGGCAAGGATAGTGTGGGCACCGTCCCGGTAGCGCCCACGCTGGGGAACCCAAAGCCAAACCCGAATGACATATCAGTACACCCGAACCAGACTGGTAGCCGAAGTGCCCGTAGCCCATACCCGAATAACCTGTACTGGGATAATGCTACCTGACAACATACCTGTGAAGGTTACGTCATCACCCTGTGCGGTAGTAACTTTTACGTTACCGCCACTGCCTACGTAAATTACCGATGGAGTTGCAAGGTTTACTGTATCGCTAAGCGTAACAGCCGTAGCCCCGCCCGGATACATAGGAAACGTCGGACTATAGTTAGTTTGCTTACCCATAATGGCTCCTTAAGCTGAAAAGAAGGGGCCGAAGCCCCTCGGATTGCTTACGCAGAAGCAGGGGCGGTTGCACCGTTGTCATTCGCTACGAGGTAGCCAATAGTGACTTGGATGATACCTGCAGTGCTAGGAGAGCCTGTAGTAAACGTTGGGGTTGCGATCACAATAACGTCTGTAGGACCCACGCCAATGCCGTTTGGAGATGCTGCAGAGGCCACGCCTGCGTATGCAGTCAACTGCGTAGCAGTCAAGGTAGGATTCTGGCGTCCTGCGGCCAAGATCGTGGTAGAGGGGAAGAACAGGTCTGCGGTAGTTGCAGTACCGACCGTCAATGTAGCGGCGGTAACCGTGCCTGACAGGGTCGTCAGGGTATCAACAATAACGTTGATGATGTGTGCGCCTGCAGGCAGGGTACAAACTCGAATAGCCGTACCAGAAACGGCACCAACCATATTCAGTTTGACCGTTTGGAAGCTGCTAGTCAGGCCCGTATTGCGGATTGTTCCGGCAGTAGTGCCCGTAGTTTCTTTTACGGTACCGAGCATCCACGGACCAAGGTGTGTTGCGAAAGCCATTTGAGACTCCAATCATGCGTTTGAAGTACATCAATCTTGCATGTCAGTCAGCCGGGACTGTTTGATGTACCGGTAACCCCGGAATACTTGCAATATATCAGGAAGCGGGGGTGGGTGCAAGGTATTTGAACGTTAATCCGGCTTGTGGGCCACGAACTAACGTTGTTCCGGACTTTAGCGCCCGGTTGACTGTAGGGGGTTTAAGTTGCAACGCCTCTCGTACTGCTTGCACACTGGGGTAAACGGTCTCAGTGCCTTTGGAATCCGTCACTACAACCGCCTTTCGTATCTGAGATTTAAACTCTTCGGAGCGTTCTTTGCCGTACCAGAAGTTGCCCTCGCCGGACAGGGTACGTGATATCTGTAAACGTTGCGCCGTAGATATCTCTCGCCCTTTGAGCGCTATCGAGCGTTTCAAGCGGGTCTCTTCCGATACGGGACGTCCAGTGCTAGCAGCGGCTATCTTTGCAATGGATTCAGGAGTGTGCTTGCTACCCCTCCACGGGTTAGTCTTGTTAGCCTCCGATATTTTGGCCTTAGTTACCTCAGAAGTAGTTTTACCCCAGTTAGGGTGTTTTATACCGCTATTGGCAATACGCAGCTTTTGCTTTGCCTCCTCAGACAGTACTTTCCCAAAGTTAGGAGTATCGGCCCCATACTTGCCCCTCATAGGAGCGCCCGCATATTTAGACCAGTTGAAGCAAAGCGGGGTTCCTACATGCTTGTCTAGGTATCGCTGCTCTACGGCAAATAACAATGCCGGAGTTTGCACTTCTTCAAGGACTTTAAACTCAAAAGCTCCCTCGCCGTATTTAGCCCATGCCGCTTGCATATGCTTGTTTACATGGATTCCGGCTCTTAGCTCTCGCCTATGTCTGGCCCACCGTTGGGCTTTGTTCATGGTGCTACCAATGTAAAACTTGCCAGTTTCGATACAGGTAATTTCGTAAATGATGCTCATTAAATACTCCGGGTGTTATCAACCGATAGTGTACCACAAAGCTAAAAGAAAAGGGGCCGAAGCCCCTTTCCCTATGAGGAACGCCTAAAAATTAAGACGAACCGGGACTGCCATACAGGCCGAGAGGGTCACTGACCCCGAAACTGTATCGCTCACGAGCCTTGTAGCGTACGTTACCGGTATCGAAGTCTCCATCCATGGAGTTCTGCAATGGCGAGCGCACAAAGTGCTTCAGACCGTTCGGCACGTCCGTCAACAGGAACCAGCCGTTGGTGTCAGTCAAGAAGTGGTTCACGGTGTAACCACCGGGGATAGAACCATTGTTCTTCAGGGCATTGACATCATTGTCAGAAGTTCCAACGCGCTGTTCCGTTTCGAGCAAACGAGTCGCCACGAACATCAAAGCAGGGGGAACGACCAGCTTCTTCGGCTTAGCAGCGATCAGCAAGCCCCGCTCATCAGTCCATGCAGCGATCTGGATCACGGCATTTTCCAAAGAGGTTTCGTTCAAGTCGGCGGCGACTGAAGGACGGTTGCTGTTGGTGCCACCGGAGACCAGTGGGTGCGCTGTAGAACACAAAGACACGCCATCACCGTAAGTGACTGCGGAGCTAAACGCATTGTTCAAGACCGTTGCAGCCTTTACTTGCTTTGTGTATGCCATGCCACGGGCCAGAGCCTTGGTGTAGCGGGCTGAGAGACTATCGTACAGATTGTCCTCAACTGCCTCTTCAGTGATACTGAAGCCCATTGCGATGGTTTCGTGGTTGTATCGTGCGGTCCAAGCTTCCTGCGCATTGTCATAAGCAATGGCAGAACCCTCGTTCTTCACTGGAGCGGCGGAGAAGCCAGAGAGCTTGGTCTCTTCTTCAAAGGAACGCTCTGAGGACTCAACCTCGTAGATTTCCTTGTGCTCTTCGCCGTACTTCGCATATTCCAGACCGAACAAGGCGTTCAGACCGGGGAGCAGTTCTTTAAGTAGTTGTGCGCGTGAAATAGCCATGATTTAGCTCCTTATTAAGCGACTGCTGCGCCAATGTAATACTGGTGCTGAGAGTGATTGATTTTCACCAAAATCTCTGAGTACTGAGTAAATACAATGGTTGAGCCTGCTGGGATTGCAACGATGCTGCCGGGAACGGCGATTGCCAAGTTGATGTTGACAGTGGTAGCACCTGCAGCCGTATTGGCTTGCACGTACGAACCGGTCTCCACAAACTGACCGTTAGCCGCAATGTAGGCTACATCAGAGCCCGCCAGAATCGCGCTTGGAAGGCCTGTGCCTGTCAGCGTAATTGCGGTGCCGGAAGAAGAGCCAACTGCCGAAACAGCCGTAGCCGTCTCACGAACCACGTCCAAAACCCGCAGGGGGAACGTACCTGTGATAGCGGGAGCGCCTGCACCAACAACAGCGGCAATAGCGTTCGTGGAGTTGCCGTTGTTCAGATTAACAGCGTTGTTAATCATCTGAATGTTTTGGCCGATCAGTGCGGTATTAGCAGCGCCAATAACGGTAGTAGCCGAACAAACAACGCCTTTGAACACGGTGTCAGGATCATCAGTAACAATAGCTACTGCGTCACCCGCCAACGTACCTGCCGGCCAGTACTGCGAGAAGAACTTCTGCTTGGTCAACGGGTTTGTGTACGAACAACCGAGGAACACACCGACCAGACCACTTGCGCCTGCAGCGGTGACCGATAAACGTACGGTATTGCCGCGGTTCAACGCAACAAAATCGCCATAACCAATATCAGTGGCGTAGCCATACTGAATTGGGTACTCACGGGTAGAACCCGCAAAAACTTGACCGCCGATCAGATTGACCGGCTTTAGCCCGTAGGGGGCATCAACGGTGGGGTAAGCCATCTTAGACTCCTAAATTAAGTACCTTTACCGAAAGTGACTTGGGACTTACGTTCTTTGAACATAGGCATCCGTGGGTCATTTTCACGCATATAAGTGTTATCTACGGAATTCATTTGAGCGTCCGCTTGTTGGCGGTAGTACGCATCGCGTTGTTCCACAAACTCCACGGGTGTTTTGCACAGCAACAAACCGCCAATTTCAACCGAATCAGGGAATCGAGAAGATTGCCCAGACATAAGTCTAATTTCAGGATGATCTGAAGCCTTTACAGGTTCCCAACCTTCACGAAGTTTTGAAGATACGTTAAGCGGATCGGAATTATTCAACGTACTGATCCGAATCCAACGAAATGCAAAGCCGGGTTCCGGGTTAGGGTCAGGCAGTAGCTGGGGCGGCATCCATTTTGTGGGGCGCTCCATTTTCGCTCGGGTTTCCAAATCGCGTGGTTGTCTAATAGTTTCAGCCATAATCATTTCCTCATTTCGTCAGCAACCTTACGGGCATACAGTTCCAAGGGAACTCCAAGCCTTTTGGCGATAGACACTTGCGTTTGCGTTAGTACGACCTTTCGGGGAGCAGTACTTCGGGTTGCGGGTGCCACTACGTTCTTTTTTTGTGTACGCTGAGATGGAGCATCAGCGGTTCCTTCTGACTCGAACTTGTCTGGGAACACTTGTCGTACACGAGAATTAACTCGATCATAATAGGTATCGGACTGTGGATCAATGCCGTCTTTGATTAGTTTGTTGTGCAAACCAAGCGCAAAGCTAGTCATTTCATCATCAGAACCAAACCAACTATTCTCTCGCTGCCATTCTACTGCTTTTCGATCTTCAGGAGGATTGACAACGAATTGTTGTGGTTGTACCACAGGAGTTTCGGCTTGTACAGGGGTAGGCCGAAAATTATTAACTCGCTCCGCTTTTAACTTCGCTGCAGTCATGCTATCTTGCGCGTCTACAAGTGCATCAGAATCCCCGGCCTCATATGCAGTCTTGTAGGCTCGCTTGGCGGCGTCCAACTCATTAGCGACTACTTTCTTGGCCTGCTCCAATAAAGCGGTCTGCCCTTGGTTAAGGGAGCCCTTAAGCTGCCGGTTCTCTTCCGCAATAGTCTGTGCAATACGCACCGCCTCCTCGCGCTCGCGTAATGCGGACTCTTTAGCCCGACGCTCTTCGTGATAGCCCTTGGTAAAGTGCTTGATGCGCTTCTTGGCGCTATCAGAATAACTGTCTAGCTCCTCGTCGGTAGGGTCTACCGGCGCTTCGGCCATAGGCTTACGATTACGGTCCTTCTCAGGAGTATCGTCAACAATCTCGACTTCTGGCTCCGACTCAGGCTCAGGAGTTACTACACGACCGCCAACTCGGGGTTTGACGGATTCAACTTCGTCGGGGAATTCAAATTCAGTTTTTTCGATGTTCATAATATCTCCTTAGGGACGTTGGATACCGCGGGGGTCCTGAACAACTGCTTCCACAGAGTCGTCATTCAAAATTCGCCACTCGGTGCCGTGAATCTTCATGCGAGTGCCCGTGTTAGGGCGTACAAGAATAAAGTCACCCACTGCGCAAGAGGGTCCGGAGGGAAAACGTTTTTCATCTTTAAATGCGTCAGGGCCGAGTTTTGCTACAAACAGTACTGGGGACAACAACTCTTCGTGGTGTCTAGCTTGATCTGATTTCAGAATCCCGCCTTCATACTCTTCCTTTGCCTCCGGAAGCATACACAGAATATGGTATGTAACCGGGTCGGGAATCTGTTTGGCTTTGGCTTCGTTGTTTTCCGCCAATATAGACACCGGCCCTTTAGGGTCTGCCGTGTGGCTTATTAAAAATTCATTCGGCTTCATATCGCTCCAAGTTTTTACGCAGGTCTTGTAGATCGGTCAGTGCGAGGCCAAGACCGTAGATAACCCCGCACATTCTTTGGTACTCCCCAAAGTCTTTACAACTCCCCTTTGCAAGGGAGTCCGCCATGTACTCCACATGGGCCTTAAATTTCTTATCCAAAACTTCTAGTTCAGTCATGTTGGTGTCCTAGGTTTCTGCGCCGCTAGCTGCTGCTTGAGTTGGTTGGCCTGAACTGCTGCGGCCATCTTCTGTTGCTGCGTCTGTTGCGCATGCGTAAGCTGTTGCTCGTGGGCTTGCTGGGTCTGCTGCATGGTCTGAGCATGGCGTTGTTGAGCCAGCGCTGGGTCCTCGCCCTGCTTGCTAGCCATTTCCTGCGCTTTGAGTTGCAGTTCCGCTTGCTTGATCTGCAGATCGCCCTGAATCTTCTGGCCCTTAAGCTCAACTTCCTTGCCTTTGAGTTGCAATTCGGCTTGTTGGAGTTGCATCATCGGGTCTTGTGCCGCCTGTTGGGCCTGTGCCTGTTGGGCCTGTGCCATGTTCAACTGCAGCAACTGCGTAGCCGCTTGAGCGGTCAGGCGGGCCAGTTGAACTTCCACATCCTCCGGCAACTCTGAATCAGGTGCGGGCATCGTAACGCCCATCTGCTCCTCGATCTTGCGGCGGTATGCGAAGGCCAAGTGCTCAGAGATATGCGCCATCGTCGCCGCCATCATTTGCTGCGCCATTGGGTTCTGCCCCATCGTCTGCCCAATCATGGGGTCTTTCATAAACGTTGTGTGAACAGCGATATGAGCGTCGTGATCTTGGTAGATGAACGCCTTGACTGGCTTACCGTTAAGGAACGCCATGTTCTCGCTGATCGGGTCGCGTGGCTTCAAGTCATCGTCAACCGGCACAAGCTTCTCAACGTTCTTGATACCCAATACTTCAAGCATCTGACGGTGCAACTGAGGCAAGTCGTAAATCTGCGGAGCGCCTTGGGCCAACTGAATAGCCGCTTGGTACTGCATGATCCGCTGCGCCATTGTGGTGCTGTTGGGGTCGCTGACGGGGATAACCTCCACCATAGAGTAGTCGCCGCGCTTGGCTTTACGGTCGCCTTTAGCAGGGTCGTATTCATACTCATCAGGAGCGTTGTCTCCAATGATCGCGGCCAGCAGCTTGAACTCTTGCTTCATGGACGCATGAACCCGGGCCTGCACAGCACTCATGGTCTTCAGCGTGCGCTCCAACAGCGCCAGCGTTGTACCTACCGGGGCGTTGCCCGACATGTCAGCGATTTTCATGTCACTGATAGCGCCCAAGCGGCGGGCTTCGTCGGTAATCTGGTTCAACAAGGCCAGCAGTGTCTGGCTAGGCTCCTTGTATGGCAGGGGCATGATGTTGTCACGCACGGTCCCAGAAGCCACATCCACGTCACGGAACTCGCCCGGAGCGATGGGAGTGTCGTCGCCCTTGATGCGCAAGCCACGAGCCTTCAAGCCACCCGGCAAGTTAGCCAGCGAACCTGCGTCAATCAACTGACGGATCAGGGAAGTGCCTGCGCGGGCGTAGCCGCCGATCAGGTTAACCAGTCCGAAGCCATAAGCGCCGAAGCCGGGGATGTAGGTGTACTGTACGAAGTGCTGACGTTTCAGCTTGGTTACGTCGTCTTCTTCCCAATTCCTGCGAATAGCCAGCACTTCGCTGGTGCCGCGCTCAATAGTCACCACATACGGCAATGCAATGCCGTCCTCATCCTCGTACCCGGGCATGTCCCAGTCTACGTGAATCTCAAGCAACTGGAACCGGTCGTCGTCCGTGACGCTGTAACCCTGCTCTTCGGCTTTCTTCTTCTCAACGTCCGTAGTGATATGTACTGGATCACCAAGCTCTATATCCCGGTAGAACCCCGCTACCTGCAGCTTGCGAACCTCGTTCTCGGTCTTGCGCATGACATGCGTAACCCGCTCTGCGGTCTGCGAACTCGACGCGCCGTAAGGAATAATCACATCTTCTGCAGGTACGAACAGAGCCACTTGCCTACGCAGTGAGGGGTCGTTGTACACCTTCTTGAAGGCAGAACCCGACAGGCCGAGGTTAAACAACATGCGCTCATGCTCTGGCCGATACTCAGGCATCTTCTCCAGAATCTGGTAGTTCATGTCCTCCTGAACCCGGGCGGCTGCCGCTTCCGTATCCTTGGTCGAGGCCCCCACGATGGAAGTTTTTACCGGGCCTGCGGCGGGGAACGTCTCGGTAACCATCTCCGCTTGGAACCGAATAGCCGCTTCTGTCAGCACTGTGGAATAAACGCCACACGCCCCACTCCAAGGCTCTGTACGCTCGTCGTACTTCATACCCAAGACCTCAAGGCCTTTCACATAAGCGTCAACCCAGTCCTTACGGGAGTTTATATCGGCATCCACCAGCGCCAGCAGGTCACCTGCGAGGGTAGTCAACTCACCCTCGTCCATGAACTCAGCGAGGTTATCCCCAAAGTCCTCACCCTTGGTGGGCTCTGGAATCAGCGTAATCTCTACGCTACCATCTGCCAGCGTCACGCGGTCCGGGTTCTCAATTTCGATTTCCAAATCCGGTTCAGTGTTTTCGAGAGTATCCATAATGGCCCCAAGCCCCATAGGTGCAGGTGTTAGGGAAGGGGACATACTTGAGGTTGCCATAAATATCTTTCGTTAGTAGTAAGTGGCTTTACGCGCCGCTTGGAAGTCTGAATTATCCCCGTGGTCGGACGTTAGCCGCAAGAGCCCGCCCTTGCGAATCCGAATAAGCGCCAGCGTCAAGGTATCCACTTGGTCATCATGCTCCCCGCTAGGGAACGCCAACAACTCCTCTACCACGCTGGTAGCCCATCCCGTTTCCGGGAACCATACCTGCCCGCTCATAAACATATCACTGACAGAATTCAGTCTTGCTATCTTATCTTGGCCCTTACCGGGGCTGTAGTCCTGCACAAACAAGCCAGAGCGCCGCATTTCGTCAATCAGGGGCTGACCACTGGCCTTAGCCTCGACAATTATGCTATCGGGCTCCCAATCTTTGGCCTGCTGCAGGGCCATTTGCTTCAATTCAGGGAATTCCCACTTACCTACCACACAATTTAGCAGGATTACATTGTCTATATCCTCTTCATTCTTCCATACACCCCATGTTTGGCACACAGAGTAGTCAGAACGGGTTTTTGTGGTGAGCGCAGTATCAAATGACTGCACAATGTAGTCCACAGCAGGAGGTTTCTCATGGGGCCACCACTTAATATGGTCTCGTTTGATGATCGCAGCTTCTTGCGCGGTCGGATTCTGCTGGTATTGGGCGTTCCACTGCCATGATGGCATCGACGCCTTGGTCCGCAGGAGGGAATCCAAGCTCCATTGCTCCGGCCACAGCGATTTCTGCAGTACTGCAGGGGCATCGGGGTCAAAATCGGGACTTTCAGCGTCGGCCAGCGGGTTTGGAAACTCCAAAATGGCCGGAAACTCGAACATATCGTACTGATCGCCGTCTTCGTTCAGCGAACTGTCCTTCAGCAAGCGCCCAATCAGGTCCCGCTGGTGCCAGCGAGTATGTAAGATACATATTTTTCCCCCGGGCATAAGCCGTGTGCGCAAGCCTGCACGAAACCACTCGTAAATGCCGTCTAGGGATGTTGTGTTTCCGCTCTTGATGTCTTGTTCGGAAATCGGATCGTCCACCACAATCAGGTCGGCCCCCCGGCCTGCCAATGCTCCACCTACGCCTGTGGCGTAAACCTCTCCACCTTTAGTCGTGTTCCACTTGCCTGCAGCCTTGGCATCGGCAGCAATAGCTACGCCCGGGAATATCCGTTTGTAGTCTGGGGTTTGCATCAGGTTACGAACCTTACGCGCCATATCCACAGCTAGGTCAACCGTATGGGAGGCTACGATCATCTTGTGATCGGGGTGTTTACCCAAGTACCACGCAGGATAGTAAATGGAGATCATCTGGCTCTTACCAAACCGGGGGGCCATCGACACGGCTACTCGATCCTTCTCGCCCAACTCAACTTGCGTCAGAAGCGCACCCAATCGCTTCAGGTGCGTACCAAACTTATAGGCAGGGTCAACTGCCGCAATGAACGCAAGAAACTCGCTCTGCGCCAGCATCGTACGCTTACGCTCTTCCAACTCATCCAGCAAGGCCAGTGTGTTCGCCATGTCCAGATGCGACATCTTTGGGAGGTTGTCCAGCAGGCGCTGGATATCCGTACGGTCGGTCATTCAAACGGGTCCGCAGGGGGAGTGATCGCAAACATATCCGCGTCGATAGTCTTCATAAGACGCTCACGCAGTAGTTGCTCCAGTTCTTCCGTTGGGCGGTGCCGCATGGTGATTTCAGTCTTGTCCGTAAACAGCCCGACATCCGAGATTTTGCCCAACAGTTCGTAGCACTTGAGCCGAATCCGCGGATCGGGGTTAGCCGAATCCACAATCAACTTGTTTGTTACGTAGGTTCGCAGTTGGGCCGCAGATTGAATGACGACCTTATCGTACTCGTCCAGCAGCGCCTTTATATGCACAATGGTCCCCGGGGAGGAGAGCATCGTTTCCGTCGCGGCCTTGGTACCCGTGAATACAGCGTGAGCCGCAGAGATATCAGAGTCGGTTACCTGCACATCATCGGCAATCTCCGCAAGGCTATTGAAAGCAGCGGCTATCCGAGCCTGCAGGTCCTCGAAGGTCGGCGGGTATTCCGCATAGGGGATGTCCGTGTCAATGACTGGAAATTGCATAAGTTGTCCGCAGCCGTGAGGCGATGTGAAATTATTACACAAAATTTTGGCAGGTGCTTTTTATTTAGGTAGGGGGGTCTTTCTGTGGGGCAATGTCCGAATTCGGACATCGGGAATATTTATCTTTGTCTAGTCACGCGGAGCAGTGTCTAGTTGTGAGGTGGCGAAGTAGCCGCGGGGGTTGCGCTCAGTGTATTGGCGCGGGGGGACTCCAAACCCTCAAAAGGGTCCCCGGGGTACGGTGGGGTCGCGATTCCACCTAATATTAGTTCACACTTGACCCGCTAGGCAACTTGACAATGTATAGGAGTTGGGTTACATTATGGGTGTCGGTTGTTTAAGTGTCTGCATCGGACACACACCCTACATAGGAGTTATCACATGTCTACAGTTTCTTTTAACGCATTTGGTTCTACTATCATCAACGCTACAACCGCAGCCGACAAGGCTGCGGGCAAAGCACGCGACATCGTAGCTCAAGCATTCGCTCAGTACATGGACGCATGCACAGTGGCTGGGGTTGCCCGTGATGAGGAAGGCGTGAAGGCTATCGGTGAGGAAGTGCGCACGTGTCAAGTGTTTATTGATGCGGTTGCGGTAGGTTTAATCGAAAAGAATACAGTAACGAATTATGCACAGTCCGCCATGCGTGCGTACTATCATGATGTCGCATGGTATGCAAGTGCATTCTTGAGTGAAAATAAGGGCGGGCTTCCTGCGCTCCCATGGTCTAAGGGTGCAGCCAAAGGTGGGAAAGCCCGTGTGGGCAAAGTAAGCACAACGGATAACAAGGCCTTGTTAGATACCATCCGCAAAGCTATTGAGCAGGCGGTTATCCTGAACCGTCTTGAGACTAAGGGCGGCTTGATTGATCTGGCATGTGAGATTGATCCTGACTTTAAAGTTTAAGGGCATACCGTGAACCCCTGCTATCAGGGGTTTGCAGTGCGCCTTTGCACTTAACGGAGAAAATCAAATGGCCAATATTAGAACTCTTATGATTGAGAAAACATCCGGACAGTGGGACGGTATGGTGATGGATGGTGCTGCAGTGCTAACTGTAGGGTCAATGCCCACGCGTGAAGCGCTTGAGACGTGGTTAGATGATGCGGTGACCCGCAAGGTATGGTTAGATGGTAGTGAGTTGCCTGATATGTATGACACAAGGGTAGGGTTCAACTAATATTAGTTCCCCCCAACCAGCCGCCGCAAGGCGGTTTTTTTACGCCTGTACTTTTCAGGCTTGGTCAT